ATGTCGCCGTTGATGAGCCTGTTGTCGCCCAGCCGCCCGCCGTCGACATATTGCTTGGTCGCAGCCTGTAAATTAGCGGCAGGATCAGCAGCGAGGACAATCGGCCCACTCATCGAGCCGCCCGCCAATGGCAGAAAAGCCACGTTCAAGCCTGACGCGGTCCATTTCGTCCCATCGAAAGTCCACGTCACGCCCGCAGCAGTGAATTGCTGACCGGGTGTGGGGCTAGCGGGGAAATCCAACATGGCTCAAACTTGCGTGGTGGTCATGGTCAAAGCTCCGCGCTCAAACTGGTGATAGTCAAAATCGCAGAAAACTGACCGGCGGCTTGCGAGCTGATTGAGCTTTGAATTGTGCGATTGTCGGCAAGAACGCTAATTGCATTGCCGACCGCATTGCCGCCACTCCCCCATGGAGCAACGACTGTTGGCGCAGCCCGCAGCGTTACAGGCGCTGACCAACTTACGAAGATAGTCTGATTGGCTCCACCCGCATTACCGCCGAGGGAGAGGGGGATAGCTGGCTGAACGTAATACCGCTGGCAATCCGCCAGAGACTTCGCCAGCGACTGCCGATTGAACGGCGTTGCTATGGAGCCGATCTCCAGCTTGACGCCGGTCACATAGAAAGATGCGGCGTTGGTCCCGACGATGCTGACTGAACCAGTTGCCCCCCAATAATTGCCGGACGCCCATGCATTGGCGGGGCCGCGCAAAGTTGAACCGGAGCCAAGATCAAAGATAAGAGAAACTCCCCCGGCATTGCCGTTCATCACCCATGTTCCGGCCGTGTCGCCGGGAATGGTAATGGCGATCTTCGTCCAGGTGCTTGCGACGGGAATTGAGTAGGTGAACGGAAAGGAACGCGTTCCCGGCGCGGGCAAATTTTGAATTGCGCCGCTGAACGTTCCCGTCAGTGTCGAGAACACCCAGAAAGACAAAGTAGCAGGTTGCGCGCTCGACGCTCCCCAAGCGAAGTCGCTCACCATATCGGCTTCAATTCGCTGATAGAAGCCGAAATTATCACCAGCCGCAGATGCATAAGCCGACGATGAGATGAAATTCAACGCATACGGAAATCCGGGTAAACTAGCGCCGTTCCACCGCTGCCATGTCCCTTTGCTTGCCTGTGACGCTGAATAAGCCCACCGATCAACTGTATAGACGCCAGTAGCCGTCCCACTTGCGCCGTTGTTTCTTTGATCGATCCGCATGTCGCCGTTGATGAGCCTGTTGTCGCCGGTCGCCAGCGGCGGCATCACCGTCGTGCCGCTCGGCACCCACTTCACGCCGTCCCAGGTCCAGCTTTGCGCGCCGCTGATGAAAACCTGGCCGTTAGTCGGCGAGGCGGGAAAGTCGATCATCGCGCCCGCCTCGCAATGATGTTGCCAGTGGCAGTGCAAGCGCCACTAGGGAAATCAACTCGCGCAATCAAATAATAAACCGTCGTCGTTGACAGGCTAGCTCGACAAGTCTTCAAAGATAGAACGTGTAAAATCGAAGCTGCAAACGTGCCACTTATATGCATTCGCGACGTATTAAGTGCGCTTGCCCCAGGCAAGCCAACAGAAAGATTGATCCCGCCAGCAAGTCCAGTTGGAGCCCCTGTCCCAACATTAAGCCAAACCTCACCAGAAATATCCCAATCCCCAGGGGTGAGTGAAATACTAGTAACGGCAGCTCCCGCGGCATTCGTCAATGTCACACCAGTGGTGACGTTGCTCGATATGACCTCGCCGATCTGCCCCGGCGGCGCGTCCGTTCCATTGGTGACACCCGCAAGCGGCAGATAGCCGCCGCCCATCTGATTCGAAGTCGGAACCCACTGGCTCGAATTGCCGTCGTTGTAATAACAGTACAATTGCGCGCTATTGGCGTCGAACCACAGCGCGCCGACGCTCGGAGAGGCGGGCGGCGTCGCTCCAACCGAAATCGAAGCGCCACTGCCCGCCGACGCGGCATTGACCGCGATTACCCATTGCGAAGAATTGGCGTCCGCATACCAGACGTACAATTGGCCGCCGACGCTATCCCACCACAAAGCCCCTACGGAGGGCGCTGAAGGAGGTGTATCGCTGACCGTGATGGAAGCCCCGCCGCCAGCTGCACTGGCCCAGGAGAGCACACCTGAGCCGTTGGTCGACAGGAATTGACCCGCCGTGCCGCCGTAGATCGCCAGATTGTTCGGACTGGCGAGAGCGAGAAGCCCATTGACCGCCAAGCCACCCTGGATGGTGACGCCAGACCCGTTGAAGACCGTCGAGCCATCCGCCCGCGCGATGGTCAGCCAAGTGCCGAGAGGCGTGCCAGTAAGGGCATAAGCGGACAGGCTGAAATTCGAACCAGCGTTGCCAGCACCCTCTGCCGTCTGATCGCCAAGCTGCAACTGCCAGCGGGTCAGCCCAGAACTCTGCCCAAGAATCGCGCGCTGATTGCCAGGCGCGGCATTGAGCACCATGCTGTTGGGGCCGTTCACGGTCATAATGCCGGTGACCGTCAAATTGCCGCTGACCGTCCCGCCCGAGAGCGGCAGATAAGGCCCGCCGGTGACCGGCGTCACCCACGACAGATTGCCGTTGCCATCCGTCGCAGGCACCTGGCCAAGAGAACCGCCGCCGATCTGCAGTTGAGCGACGGTGGGCAACGAGAGAACCGCCGAGCCGAAAAATTGCAGCGCGCCGGAAGTGACCGCGCCGCCCGCGCCCAGATTCGTTGGTCCGGTAAACGTGCCGCCGCTCATCGGGACGACGAGGTTCCAAGCTCCCTCTGTTCGCCCATAAGTCTGATTGTCAGGAACTTCGGGAACGCCCGCGCCATGCGCTTCGAGATATTCGAGAGTGACCGCCTCCATCGGCTCGACGGGATCGCGCGCCAGCATCACCGGACCGGCGAAAGTGGCCGTGAGGTCGGCGCCAGAAATCTCGACCGCAGCGTCGAGCACGTTGCCCGCACCATCGAGATGGTTGATCTGGAAGTTCGGCGGCGCAGATCCGTCGTTGAGCGAAACCTGCCAGTAGAACGAGCTCACCGTCGCTGGCACGCCGGTGATGGTGATGCCTTCGACGATCGCCGGGCCCGACTCCGCGGCGCAGGCCTCAGTATCGCTCCACGCGTTCGACGGCGGCAGCGGGTTGACGGTCCACTGCGGCGGCTTAGACGGCGGACCTGGGGTCCATTGGTCGTTCATGGCTAACCAAAGCTCCGCGTCCGCATCCGCTTCAGCCGCGACCCGCTCGCCTTGGCCCGCGCCCAAGACGAGTTGAGCTCCCCGATCATCTTGTCGACCTGCTGCCCGTACAGCATCCACACCTGCTCTTCGCCAACCGCATGCAGACCCGAATTCATCATCGCAGCCAGCAAGTACAATCGAGGATATTTGGTGTAGACCCAGCTTGACCCGGTGGTCGCCATCACCGGGACTTCCTGGTAGTAATTCATCTGGTAGAGCGTGCCCTCGAGCTCGTCGGGCACGCCGCCGAAATAGATCGTGCGGCCCTCGATGGTGTACGACCCCATGGTCGAATTGTAGTTCTGCAGATAGGTGCCGGAATATGGCGCGGCCGGGATGCGAAAGAACACGTCCCGCGGCATGTAGCGGATCGGCGTCCAGCCGGTCGGCGACGGCGAATTGCCGATCAGCATCAGGTCCGATTCGAGCCAGTCGTCGGGCAGCGTCGCGCAGCCGCAGGTGACCGTGTTCTGCGTCGTCGCGATCATCCGGTCGACGCGCAGATTGGTGTTCAAGTGCTGATCAGCCATCGCAATGAACGAGCCGACGAGAGCTGGACTCCAGTCCTGTCTATTACTAAAATCTGCAATCTGAGCACAAAATGAATCGTAATCAGACATGGCCGCCTTCCGAGATCTCACCGGGCAGCGTTTCGGTCGTTTGACCGTTCTCCGCTTTTCTCACACCCACGCGACGAACGCGCGGTGGACGTGCCTCTGCGATTGCGGCATCTCGACAGTCGCTATCGGCAACAACTTGACGCGCGGCCATACCACTAGTTGCGGATGTTTTCAGCGCGAGGGGACTGCGCAAACCCGCCACGGCCACGCGCCTATGCACAAAACCGGCGCAACCAGAACCTACAACATTTGGGCGCACATCAAACAACGGTGCCTCAATCCAAAAAGCAAAAAATACAGCTACTATGGAGGCCGCGGCATCACCGTCTGTGACCGCTGGTTGATCTTCGACAACTTCCTCGCCGACATGGGGAAGTGCCCTCCAAACCTGACCATCGACCGCATCAACAACAACGGGAATTACGAGCCCGGCAATTGCCGCTGGGCTACTCGAAAGGAACAGGCGAACAATCGGCGACATCCTACATCTTTCCCATCGCCCAGAGGATGATGAC